CGGGTTATCCACGCATACGCTTGTTTGACACGGTATCGGGAACGACCCCTGTGGCTGTGGCCATGTCCGGCGCAGATCAAATACAGGTAGGCGCCACGACACACAGGATCATGCCGGACGGAAATGCGCTACCGCGCACCCAGATGGAAGTATTGGATGGACTTCCAGATCAGACGCTGTTTGAGACCAGTACCTTGCTCAGCCGACAGAATGGCGGGTTCTGGTCATTCACGATGCCTTACACAGTGGTGAGGTTTACCGCAGGCACCCAAGCTGTGCGGAAAGGCACATTGACCGTGGTAGCCGGCGGCGATGATTCAGCAGGCGAAGGCATCGTGTACACAGACGATTTCATCGACAACGAAACTACAGATACTTTCCTGGCAGCCACGGAATCGGCGAACATAGTCAGTGTGTCAATTTCGGCCGAGGCCACCGGTTTTGACGGTATCATCTACTACGACATACAATACCAAGCCTGATGTGGCCAGCAACGTTTGATCAAAGACTGCTGGAATGGCGGCAGTTGCGCATCGAATGTCAATCACAGACCCTAGACGAATGTTTATTGACCATAAATCACTGGTGGTTTCGGACACCCTGGGCCGGCCATTCCTTGCATTGGGATGACTGTCCAGAATGGCCCGATCCTTGGCAATTATTGAGCGAAGATAGATTCTGTTCGCTTGCTCGAGGACTTGGCATGTTGTATACTATCTGCTTGTTGCAAAGAAGTGATTTGGGTGATGCAGAATTGGTTGAATGCAATCAGGACAATTTAGTCCTGGTGCAAAACCGAAAATATATACTGAATTGGGACCCAGACGAGATCGTAAATATCCCACTCGAGTCTTACAATCGACGTCGTAGAATCACGCAGCAACACATACAATCACAAATACACTAATCTATGAAAACAATCAACGTAGTCAAACGCGACGGATCCAAAGAGCCTTTGAACCTTGAAAAATGGCAGGCGCAGATTGCCAAGATTTGCCGAGGTGTGGCAGATGTCAGTCAGAGCATGATCGAAATCAAGGCTCAGTTGCATTTCTATGATGAAATCACCACCAAAGAAATCGATGGCATCACTTTGAGGGCCATAGTAGATCTCATTGATGTGGAATCTAATCCTGATGTAGGTCATACCAATTATCAGTATGTGGCCGGCAAACAACGTCTGTCTATGCTGCGCAAAGATGTATATGGTAGCTACCAACCTCCGCCACTGTACGAAATAGTCAAGCGCAACGTGGCCACCGGCCTGTACACAGCAGAACTCTTGGAGTGGTATACCGAAGACGAATGGAACCGCATGGGAGAGATCATCGATCATGACAAGGACGAACAATACAGCTATGCGGCCATCGAACAGCTCATCGAAAAGTATCTCGTGCGCAATCGCAGCACCAAAGAGATCTACGAAACACCACAGGTCAGATACATGGTTGCCGCTGCCACGGTCATGCACAGAGAAGAACCTCAGAGCTCTAGAATGCGTCTTGTCCGGGAATACTATCAAGCTGCTAGTGACGGTCTTTTTACTCTCGCAACTCCTGTACTCGCTGGTCTGGGTACACCCACTAAGCAGTTTAGTAGCTGTGTGCTCATCCGTAGCGATGATGATCTGGATAGCATATTTGCTAGCGGAGAGATGATGGCCAAGTATGCCAGCAAGCGTGCCGGCATCGGTCTAGAGATCGGACGTATACGCCCCTTGGGTGCGCCCATCCGCGGCGGCGAAATCATGCATACCGGAATGATTCCTTTCCTGAAAAAATTCTTTGGCGATCTGCGTTCGTGCTCACAAGGAGGTATTCGCAATGCTTCGGCTACGGTTTTCTATCCCATATGGCATCATCAGTTTGATGACCTCATCGTTCTTAAAAACAATCAAGGCACAGAAGAGACCAGGGTACGACACATGGATTATGGTGTCGTTCTATCTGCATTCTTCTGGCGTCGCTTTAAAAACAAGGAAGACATTACTTTCTTCGACCCAAACGAAGTTCCTGACCTATATGAGGCCTTCTATCAAGACACTAAATTATTCGAGGAACTTTACGTAAAATACGAAAAGCGCCGAGACTTACGTAAAAAGACTATGAGCGCAGAAGAAGTTTTCAAGAGTGGCATACTGAAAGAACGCACAGACACGGGTCGTATCTATCTGGTGTTCATCGACAATGTCATGACACAAGGGCCGTTCGATCCCGAACATCATCCCATCTATCAGAGCAATCTCTGTTGCGAGATCCTGTTGCCCACACGCCCTTTCAAACGATTGGACGATGAATCGGGCCGCATTGCACTGTGTACTCTAGGATCCATCAACTGGGGCGCATTCCGCAACCCCGAGGACATGAGGAGAGCCTGCCGTGTGCTGCATCGCAGCCTCTGCAACATCCTTGATTATCAGGATTTTCTTAGCATCCAGAGCCGGCTGTCAAACGACGAGATATGTCCACTTGGCATTGGGGTCACCAATCTCGCCTACTGGCATGCCAAGCGCAGTCACCAATATGGTGATACAGATGCCTTGCAAGAAGTCAAGACTTGGATGGAGCATCAGGCCTACTATCTCACTGAAGCCAACATCGAGCTAGCCCGAGAACGCGGTGCATGCGTGGACAGTGCCAAGACTCGTTACGGCCAAGGTGAATTTCCTTGGGAGCGCCGAGTGGCAGGTGTCAACGAGCTGGCTGACTTCACACCCGAACTGGACTGGGAACGCCTGCGCACAGATATGAAACAGCACGGAGTACGCAATGCCACCTTGATGGCTATCGCGCCGGTTGAATCAAGTTCAGTGGTGATCAACTCCACCAACGGCATCGAGATGCCTATGAGTCTCATCACTGTGAAAGAATCAAAAGCAGGATCTTTCACACAGGTGGCTCCCGATTATCAACGCCTGAAAAATCGTTACCAGCTGATGTGGGACCAAACCGACTGCGTGGACTACATCAAGACTGCGGCAGTGCTACAGGTGTATGTGGACCAGAGCATCTCTACCAACACTTTCTACAACCCGGCACACTTTGCGGATCGCAAAGTACCCACCACCCTGATCGCTCGCAATCTCATGCTGGCGCATCGCTGGGGTATCAAGACATTCTATTACAGCCTAATCAACAAGCAAGGTGCAAAAAATCGCGACGCGGTAGATCCCACAATCGAACCCGAACAGAACGAAGTCGAAGACACCGAATGCGAGGCCTGCAAGCTCTAATAACCAAGGATCCAATATGAGTCAAGCGCAATATAACCTAAAAAACCCAACCGAGTATCTGTCTCGTACCATGTTCCTAGACCCTGCTGGCCCCGTAACTATCCAAAGGTTCGAAGAAGTCAAGTACAACAAGCTGCAGAAGTTTGAGCAAGAGGCTCGAGGATTTTACTGGGTACCCGAAGAAGTCAGCCTCACCAAAGACGCACAAGATTTCAAAGAAGCCAGCGAAGCAGTACGCCACATCTTTACTGGACAGCCTGCAAGGACGTGGGCCCAGCCAGGTGTTCACACCAGTGGTCTCGCTACCGGAACTGGAAGCCTTGGTGTACAACTGGACCTTCTTTGAGACCAACATCCACAGCCGCAGCTACAGCCACATCATCCGCAACATCTACAACGTGCCCAAGGAAGTGTTCAACACCATCCATGACACACAAGAGATCGTGGACATGGCCTCCAGCGTGGGTCGATATTACGATGATCTACACCAAACGAACTGCCGCAAAGAGATGGGCGAGCCAGTCACGGAACAAGAACACATCCGGGCCATCTGGTTGGCACTCAATGCCAGCTATGCGCTGGAAGCGTTCCGATTCATGGTATCATTTGCCACCAGCCTTGCCATGGTAGAGAATCGCATCTTCATCGGCAACGGCAATATCATCAGCCTCATCCTGCAAGACGAGATCCTGCATCGCGACTGGACGGCTTGGATCATCAATCAGGTTGTGAAAGAAGATCCACGTTTTGCTGCCGCCAAGTCACAATGTGAATCAGAGGTATATGCCATGTACATGGATGTCATTCGTGAAGAAAAAGCCTGGGCGGAGTTCTTGTTCTCTAAAGGTCCTGTTATCGGTCTCAATATCGCAATCCTCAAAGACTTTGTAGACTACACAGCGGCACAGGCCCTCAAGGATATTGGAGTGAAATATCAAGAACCTGCCCCGCGAATGACACCGATTCCGTGGTTCAACAAGCATGTGGACACGCACAAGAAACAAACTGCCTTGCAGGAAAACGAATCAACTAACTACGTTATCGGAGTCATGAGCGATCAATTAGATTATGATGCTCTTCCGCAAATCTAACAAAGGAGACAACATTGCAAGCTGTTGTATGGAGCAAATATAACTGTTCATTTTGTGATCAAGCCAAAGCATTGCTCGATCTGCACGACATAGAGTACGAAGAACGAAAAATCGGCGATGGATATACTCGGGAAGAACTTTTGGAATCAGTGCCGGGAGCTCGCACCGTACCACAAATTTTCATTGACGGAAATTTAGTGGGCGGTTACACAGAATTGAAAAATTACCTAGAAAACATGTCATGAAAATCACACCAGATCAAATCTACACATTCAAGTTCAACTCCGGCGAAGAAGTAATAACCAAGGTCACATCTGTTGATGGCGACTGGATCGAGATATCTAATCCAGTCGCTGTGGCTCCAGGTCCGCAGGGCATGGGTCTCATTACCGCCAGCTTCACTGCTGATCATGACCTTCCCATGTACATAAATATCAACAACTGCGCTTTGGTGGGACAGACCGATGAGACTATACAGAGCAAGTATATTCAAGCCACTACCGGTATACAGGTACCGGAAAAAAAACTTGTGCTAGGATAATGCCAGCCGTACAACGACGAGGTGATGCAAATGCAGCCGGGGGAGTGGCCACAAGCGGTGTACCCACGGTGCGGGCCAACGGTAGACCAATAGTGATTCCCGGTATTTCAGTGACTGCTCATCCCTGTTGCGGCTCACCCGGTTGTGCACCGCATTGTTCGGCGGTGACCACTGGCGGCAGTAGCAATGTGCGTGCTGGGGGTAGTCCGGTGATACGAACCGGAGTTGACGTCGACAGTTGTGGGCATCCACGAGCTGGCGGCAGTCCAAATGTGAGAGTGAACTGATGCCCGACGGAGTTGTATCAAATCTAGGCCTAACAGCCGGTGCAGGATTATATGCCAATACTGGATTGCGAGCCAATGCAGTCACTGCGGCCAGCACTGATGGATATCGCAACATCTGGATGGCCAATCTTTTGTACACCATCAACAAGGCGGCCACAGATGGCGGACTTGGTGTGAGCCCTACCACGTTGGCAGGATTGCAGAGCATAGGAGCCAATGTCACAGGCAACTACTGTCCCAGTCTGGGTGATGCTATTCCCAGCAATGTATCTATTGCCACTGGCAACATAGGTCTTACCGGACTGATGCTAGCCAACGCGAATGTTTATCTAGGATCTGGAAACTATCGTGTTTTTGCGCAGGCATTCCAGACTGTGGTTGGATTTGTTTCGGTCACCAATCAGGTCATACTCAGCGCATGTCGCAGTGATGAATATCTCGGCCCCACCTTTACTACCATGGATGACTTGATCAGCGGTGACATCACCAACGTGACTCTGGCCACAGGTCCTTTTGGTGAGGATCTTGACGACACTGGTGATCTTCTCAATTTCGATCCTTTGGATCTGCTGAATACTCCAGCAGGATTGCTCAAACAGCTGGCTGAAAAAGGCAAAGGACTTACGCCAGCCGTGACCAATGCGCTCAAAGCAGCCGGATTAGACGACAAAGACATCGCTGATCTGACCACAGACAACCGACAGGATCTTTTCAATCCAGATGGTATCACGGAAAACGAATTTGATAAACTACAGAAATTGGCATATCCAGCCTTATGCGAAGTGCAAAATGGCGCCTTGGCTGATGCCTTGAGCATACTCAATGTGACCACACCTAATATCAACGCACTGTGCGAAGTGCTTGATCCCAAAAAAATCTTTCCGCGCAGTTATCCAGCACTCAAACTAGACGATCTCTTGATATACAATGACGATGGCACAGTCAACGGCGAAGTTGAAAATGTCCTGAATGATGGCAGTCTTGTGCCAAAAGGCTGTAACGATCTCGCCAAGATCGTGCCACCCGATCAAGCAGTGGCGATACGAGCTATACAAGTAGCTCTGGGCAAAGTCAATTCTATCACACAGATAGATGGTGCCAGGCTAGCGAGGTTGCTGACATGACCATAGAAACGCTGAAAGGGCTACCAGCACTTGGCAATGCTACACCATTGCCAGCCACAGTGCGCAGTT